GGATCAGATAATATCAAATTGGAAAACTATTGTAGGAATAGTGTGTGGATTCATTGGTACTTTGTCAATGTTTTATAAATTCGGAAAAGTGGTCACAACTTGCCGAGGATGTAAAGAATTTGAGAGATTTAAGACGGAGAAACATGCATATTTATACTATTACCATATTATGAAACGTAAACATAACACTTGTGAAATTTGTAAGAATGTAGCCACCCTTGACCCTTCAACTCCCTTGAATGAATTTGTAGCAGAGATAGAAAGACTTAGAAATGTAGAAAGTGATGTAGAATTTGAATATTTGCAGGATGAAGTAGCTTATAACAATGTAGAGAAATATGTAAAGAATACACTTAATTTAATTGGAATGAAAGATGATAATTTAACTCTAGGATCAATAGTTATGTTGAAAGGGGTTATTGGCTTATCCAATGCCCATGTTCTATCTTCAGTTTCAGAATTAGAGACATTTAGAGTAGCAGCTTTTAATGGAGTCCCTCAGACTTTTAAAGTATCAGATTGCAAAATGATATATGCACCCAATAATGACAACACTTTTAATGACTACGCCCTCATTGTTTTTCCCCCAAGTATGCGCGCTTTCCCTGATATAACCAAACATTTATGTAAACAAGCAGACTTACACCATTTCAAACAAACACAAGGATACATAGTTAGACACAATAGATTCACACGTATGATTGAAAGTGGCATGTGCTATGCCACGGATGTTCCCATGTCCTTGGAATCAGAAGGAAAGATACACATGCTTAGAGATAGATATGAATATAAAATTCCCACAACCCGCGGTCACTGCGGAAACCTCCTTGTAGCTGAAAACACTAAACTCCCAAACAAAATTATAGGTATACACTCTCTTGGTGATGCTGTAGGTAATAATGCAGCTGTATGTATTACTCTTGAACGAATTAACACCTTATTATCCCAAATTCCTCCAACTTTTCAAATAGCAGTACCAGAGTTGCCTTCTGTAACTTTGGACAATACAACCTTGACTCATCAAGGGGATAACATAGAAAATATTCATAATATAGGAACTTTGAAACAACACATACCTTTGCCTTCTAAAACGAAATTAACACCTTCCCCCCTATATAACAAAATTCATGATGCACCTGCATTGTGTAAACCCGCTAAACTCTTTGACCCTTTCAATGACCCACTTACCCTTGGCCTGAAGAAAGTTGCTAATATGCCTGATAGTGTTGACCTCGAGTTACTTGAGCAGTGTGCAAATCACTATTTTAATAGTGAATTTGTATATTGTAATTCAAGTGCTCGAGTTTTGACCTATCAAGAAGGTATAGAAGGCAACTCTTCTTTGGGTGTTGTTCCCTTGTGTAGATCAACTTCCCCCGGTTTTCCCTATATATTGCAAAGAAAGAAACCCACCTTAAGTGGAAAGAAAGAATGGTTCGGATCAGATCAGGAATATTTGTTAGATAAGGAAGTAGAGAAATCAATAGAAGAACGTATTAGATTAGCTAGATTAGGACAAAGAACAGAAACATTATGGATAGATACATTAAAGGATGAACGTAGACCAATAGAAAAAGTAGATCAGAATAAGACCCGAGTATTCTCAGTAGGACCTCAAGATTATATTATTGCAACAAGAATGTATTTCGGAGCTTTTGTAGGACACATTATGAAAAATAGGATAAAGAATGAAATTTGTGTAGGTATAAATGTATATTCATCAGAATGGACCCAATTAGTGCAGAGACTTAGAGAAGTAGGTAACAAATGTATAGCTGGAGATTTTTCAAACTTTGACGGTAGTCTTCTTGTAGAAATTTTAAGGAAAATATGTGAAAAGATAAATGTATGGTATGATGATGACAGTAGTTTAGTTAGGACAGTACTTTTTGAAGAAATTTGTAATGGAATTCATGTTTGTCAGGATCACGTATATGGATGGACACACTCTCAACCTAGTGGAAATCCTTTAACAGTAATTATTAACTCTATTTTCAATTCAATTATTATGCGCATGGCTTTTGTGAAGCTTGGCGGATCTCTTCTAGATTACGACAAGCACGTGCGCATGGCAAATTATGGTGATGACAATCTCTTTTCAGTATCAGATAACTTTATTTCAACATTTAATCAGATCACCATAACTCAAACTCTTGCCAGTATGGGCTTAACCTATACTGACGAAGGAAAATCAGGAGAACTTATTGCATATCGTTCTCTTGATGAAGTCTCTTTCCTCAAAAGAGGCTTCCGCCGGTTATCCGGTGGTTTGTATCGGGCTCCTCTAGCCCTAAACACCATAACTGAAATGTGCCAATGGCTGAGAAGTTCAGCAGACCCCAAAGGCGATTGTAAAATTAATGTTGAACAAGCATTATTTGAACTCTCCTTACATGATCACCCGACATGGACCAAATGGAACACCCGAATTATAGATGCCGCGCGAAAGAGTGGGATTCACATCACCTCCTACTCCCAGCTCGACATCTATAATGACCGAATACACATTTACTTAGACACAGTTGAAAATGACACCAACCCCCATTTTCAAAACAAAGACGACACCTCACTCAGTGTTGAATTAGCCACTACTCCCGAGATAATGTCAACGGATGTAGCGTCGCTTTTCAACTCTGATGATAACGACCTTAGCCCCGACCTTCAGTCGGAAGAAAAAGAACTATTGCCTAAAGATTGCCTAGAAAAAGAGCAAATACTACCAATCAGTCGTGTAATAGCCACTCCCTTCAGGAGTGAGGACACTTATTCAAGTGGATGTTCCTCAGTAGCAGCCCTACCACAAACATCTTGCTCACCTGCAGGAAATGTTGCAGCATTCCCCTGTAGTCAAATATCTGCAAACAACTCAAACACTAACACAAATCGGAACTTTAAATCTTTAACCGAAGGAACAAAGATTAAACAACTTTATAACGAAGACACCAAAACCTGTACTCTTCTAGTTATCGATTCTACGCGTGCAATTTACCGAAAGACACGTCAAGGTGTGGAGAAATCCGACGCCCAAAAGTGCCTCAAGGACTTGCGTATACGCTATGAAAAGAGACTTGAAAATGCAGCTCACCCCCGCCCTCCCAAACGCAATCAGCGTGACAAGAAGACATTCTTGCCAGGAACTATTTCTGGTGATGATAAAACAACCAAGGTTATTAATAGAATGATCTTGGAAGGTAATTTTGAAACTCCCCCCCCAACACTACCTCCCACACAAACCTCCATTTACTATGGACTCCTCAAGTCTATAGCATCTTATTATGTTCAAATGAATCTCCCACCCATCATCAATGGTGTGTGGAGAAGCTCTCTAGCCGGTTTTGTAATTAACAGTCTCCCTGACATGGTGGAGATTGAAGGTATTTTGCGACCAAAGGAAACCATTCTTCAAATGATGCAAGAGGGTAAGTTAGAACCCTGGGATGATAGATTAGACGGATATCTCACTAGAAATATGAAAGTAGGCCTTCAGTATGCTTTCTATATAGGAACAGCTTTTATAGAAGAGGGAATTATTAATTCAGAAAACAAAGCCCTCTTTGGATTTAAGGAATTTTTGATACGTATGCAACAAGATAGTAGTAGGATTAGAGACTACTTACCCGCCCTTTTCATGCACTTAGCAACAACTATTCTGGGACGCTTCTCGTATGGATGGCTTCTGCGTTTCTTGTGCCACGCCCTTTTTAATGCCTTTACGGTATTAAATCGGAATACAGCACCTGGAACGTTGGAGAACTCCAACCCAGATAATTCAGCCCTTATGGCAACAGAAGAAGGAAAAGTTTCTTCGACTGCAGGAGATGCAGATATGACACAGTTAACACAGGATCAAGACACAATCACTGACTCAACTATACAGACAACAACACTAACAACAGCAAAGAACGATTTGGCTCAGACTCTCCAACGAAAGATATATATAGGTAAATTTTCCCTTTCAGAATTAGATCAACCCCTAACCCCAAAAGTTAACGACGTTTTCCCTAAGAAAATGTTCGACGCCTCCAAGTTCTTGCAAGCACGCTTGCAGAACTATAGATATATAAGAGGCAGTATTAAATTCACCATTATGATCAACGCGACCAAATTTGATGTTGGGCAAATCTACTTTATGTGGGTCCCCAACGGAGCTATAGAATCAACAGGAACATATGATGATTATCACTGGAGAAGCCTACGTGGTGTAACAGCCGCGGCAGGTGTTCCAATAAAAGTTGGACCGGGCGCTGTAGGAGAACTTACAGTACCATGTCTTATCCCCTACAAGGGATATGATATGCATGCTGATATATTCAACTATGGCGTTCTTAAAGCTTTTATTTTGAACCCCCTAATCAGTGGATCATCAAAACCAATACAATGTACATACTATGCTCAATTCTGTGACGATGTTCAAGTTGAGGTGGCTATGCCTCTACAGGAAGATCTAAGACATCAACAAGGAACCGTAAAGGATTATGCCCCCGGGTGTCATTCTGGTGTTGTGGAGCCGGGTACTCTTAGCGAATCCATCGCTGGGGCTCTCGACGTCGCAACATCCATTGGTTCTGCTCTAGTTGGTGGGATTCCCGTTGTCGGAGAGGTGGTTGGATCCATTGGTAAGGTAATGAGTTTATTTGGTTGGGCTAAGCCGATTAACGTCGACGTAGTCCACCAATTTGCTCAGGCGCCTGCCAAGGAATTCAATCATGCTCGCGGCATGGATAATTCTACTGTACTAGGACTTGATAATCAGAATTGTAGCAACATTACAGACACATATAGCTACAGACCATATGATGAGATGAGCTTCACTTATCTCTTCAAACAAAAATGCCTTATGCACACAGAGAAATGGAATTTCAATTCTCCAGACATTTTACACGTACACCAAGTTAAACCTTGGAGTCCACTCATAACAACAGACGCTTCAGTCGATCTCGAACTTGCAGACGTCGATTATATTGGTTTCATCGCCAATATGTTCGATTTATGGACGGGAGAGATTGAACTGACAGTGGAAATTCTTAATCACATGGCTCAATCAGGACGAATTCGCGTAGGTATTTTCCCCCCCATCTCTGACGCTGTTGCTAACACACTCACACTTGAAGACTTTGACAACGTTCCCAATGAAATCTTAGACATTCAAGCAAATCAATCAACACTTACATTCAGTGCACCGTACTTGCTACCTACAGCCTGGTCCAACATCAACACACCAGGTTGTACCGTAGTGATTGCGGTCATGAACGAACTAGTGTGCCAGGACGGAACACCTGACACAGCTTACATCAACATTTGGCGAAAGGGAACAGACACACTACAATTCACCTCCCCTAACCAACAAACAGACTTTGTTCCACAATTCAGGGAACCTAATCCTGTCACTCCTCCGAAGTTGAATGCTGGATTTTCTGCCACTGCAGAATTTCAGTACTTTGATGAGAAGAATGATGCGATAACGTTTCATGAATTCCAAACACCAGCTGGAGTTGCAGATGCTTCAGTAGACACATTTAAATCTGTAAAAGATCTTATTAATAGACCATCCTTAATGCTCATTAATAAGACTAACAAAGACACCGCTTTTTCAACGAATGAAAATCTTTTTGGCAACCTTGCCATATCTTCTTCTTCTACTGATCTGTTTCGTTACAATTCAGATCGCCCATCTATGCTCGAATACTTTTCTCGACTCTACGCCTTTTGTCGAGGTTCCATAAATGAAAAAGCTGTAGCCCAAACACCTGATGGTGTGGTGTATTCCAATGTCGCTACCGTCCCCGTAACATCTGACAGTTCAGTAACACCGAACTCGTTCTACACTGCCTACCTAGGCTTTAGTAGTAAAGATTACGAATGTATGCGATTTACAGCACTCCATCCTTTGGCTATTAACCCAGTAGCTGAAGTAAATATCCCCCAGTTTTCCCACACTCCAATGCGTGCAGTTCAGTACGCAGGTCATACTGATGACCGCATCCCTCTGGGGGGTGCACTAGCTAAATCGACCGAAATCCGTCACTTCCAATGGATATTTCCTGCCCAAAATAAGGGGCAAATACTCATTTACCGAGGAGGTGGCGACGATTTCCAGTTCTTAGCCCCTTATGGGGTTCCTAGGCTGTCCCGGTCGACTTAGCGGGTGAGGGTGATTCCTCGTCGCCCATCAACAGAAAAGGCATCGGACCATACGTAAAACTATGACCAATGTTTTCGCTGTTGATGGAGTCGAATATATCGCAGTTTTTCCCTCATCAAGGGTTGTTTTTGCGATATGTTTTGCGATAAAATATCAACTATTTTACTGCATAGTGTGTAGACGGTGACATTAGTCACAGTTAGACCATGCCCTTCTGGCATGTAGTTAAAGCTCTTCAAGCTCGTCTACGCA